CATTACCGCTGGGCTGCGGATTTTGTTGCCACGATGGTCGGAGAGGTGGGTAAAGGATACCCTTATCCGATGTCTTACGTCGAGGAACGCCAACAGAAACCCCTGCAGCGCGCACGGAATGAACAGGGCCGTATGCACAATGATTACAATATGCGAGTCAGTGCCTTCCAGAAACGCGAAGCGTATAACGCACCCAATGATCCACGGAACATTTCTACCGTACCACATAACCACAACATCCGGTTGTCCAGCTACACGTATGCTCTTAAGGACGACGTGCTGAAGAAGCAGCACTGGTACATGCCTTGCCGCACACCGCGAGAAATCGCGGAGGCGATACAGGCATTGGCCAGCATGAATGATGAATTGGTGGAAACTGACTACGGTCGGTTTGACGGAACATTCTTGAAATGGATCCGGGTCAATGTGGAACACGCCGTTTACAAACGGTGGGTTGCGAAGGAAGCGAGCATTGAGCTCTCATTACTGCTTGGCAATGAGCTTGAGCCAAAAGCAGCGACCAAGGGAGGTATTGCCTACTCCCCAAATTGTTCTCGTCTTAGTGGATCACCAACAACCACAGATGGGAACTCAATCTGTAATGCGTTCGTATCCTACGTAGCTAATAGGATGTCCGGGATGTCAGCTGCGGACGCTTACACACATATTGGTCTTGCATACGGAGATGATGGGTTGCGCGGAGGCAGCGTGACTGATGGTCAACTCGCACAGGCGGCTAGCGACCTAGGTTTCGACCTAAGAGTGTGCAATCGCGCGAAACGGGGACAGCCAGTTTCTTTTCTCTCACGAGTGTTTGCAGATGCATGGAGTTCACCGGCATCGATGCAATCTCCACTACGGACTTTGTTGAAGATCCACACAAGCGTAGATGGGGTAACACCAGTACTGCAGGTGGGTTGGGCTAAAACCTCAGCTTACTTGGTAACAGATGGACAAACACCGTTCATCTCGCATTGGTGTAGCGCATATCAGCGCAATAGCATCGCGCAGGATAATGCTAGTACCACTGATGTTCCATTTTGGACCATCAATCAGGCTGATTTGGATCAGCCGTGGCCCCAGGATAATTCCGACGTGTGGGTTGGCTTAGTGGCTAAGGACTTAGGTGTCTCAGCTGCTGAGTTGACCGACCACATCAACGCGTTGGAAGCGTACACGGGCCCCGTCAGTGGACTACCACGCCTCACCACAAATGTGCCGTTACAACCCAGACTCACTGTCGCGGTGGATGGTGAGGTGCATGCCGGTCCTATTCAGGAAAATGGACAACCAAATGCAAGCACTCAAGCAGTTGCTGGACCAAGTTCC